AAGGGGTTGTTGTAATTGATGAATATCGCCCACACCCCTTCGGCTTAGTAGGGGTGGATTTTGATGAAAGCTATCCAATTACATCAACGCCTCTCTACACATCAGCACAACAACAGAAGCCTTGGGTCGGGCTGACACCAGAAGACTACGACTCAATGCGTCCCCGTGTGCCATATATCGTCAATGACTTTTCGTTTGCTGATGTTGCAGCAATTGTTGAAGCCAAACTTAAGGAGAAAAACAAATGTTAAGTTACGGCACAAACTGGATGGGTCCGATCAACACTGACTGGATTGCTAAGTACGGTGACTGCTGGGCAGCAGGTCGGATAGATGTGTATGGGGAAGAAGGATACCCCGCCGAGATAGCCCTGCCCCCGATGCACGACAGAGACTGGGAACGCTTTAGGAGGTGGCTAGAAACCTTTGAGACAGAGGAGATGTGGACACTAGCTATGCTAGTTGCTGAGTATGAGAAAACCCACCTACCTATTCTTTGGGTCAAAAACAATGAACCAAGACAACGAGCTAACCCATTATGCGGTAACGACTAACTTTCTTTGATTCGCACCTGAATGCACTTACCGTCAAAAGCGATAACAGCAGGGTCGGATGCCAGTTGCCTACTTGCCCCAGCCAACATCTCAAGGCAGCCCTCTTGCGTAAGAGCAGGTGGCGAATCTATAAAAAAACATTCGGCAGCAAAACACATATAAATTACAGCAATCCACATCACATCACCTCATTAGTTGATCTTCACAAACTGCGTAATACACTTCAATAAACCTTGCGCCGCTTTTAAGCGTCTCTGGCGTGTCTTTAACGCTGTAACTAGGCAAGTCCATTGCCAGTTCTCTACAGACCGTCCGAAAGGTCTCTGAGCCGTTTGTAACGGTGCAGGCGCTCAACAGCAGGAGTGTTGTCACCGTCAGCCCTGCGCGCCCTATCCGCTGCGTCTTCAATAGTTCTCGCTTTCGCATGGTCTGCCCTCTCAATCTTTAGCTTTGCATCGGATGCGCCACTGCTCCGCCCGTATAGATATACGCCAAATATAGCTGTTAATGCCGCACCAAATGCCAAGATATACGCTTTGAACTTTAGCCAAATTGCCATTGCCCTGTCCTCATTTGCTCTGCTAATCTACCTGCCCGATTTGTGGTCTGTCGTGCCCAAAGTGACTTGAGCATATTGTCAGCAGCACCGTCGTAGTCACCCATCTCGATCTTGGCCAGCGTGTTCTTAAACTTCAGTAATCCAGTAATGCCAAGCTGAAATGACATATTCAATAGCACGGCTTTGCGAGCGTCATCTAGCCTGGTAAAGCAATCAACCGCATTTTTTAGCACAACTAATCGTGCATTTACATCATTTTCTAGCATGTAGTTTGCTTCGTCTTGGTTAATGCCCCCGTTTTTACGCTTGTCGATTAACCTGCCATAGCCGATTGTTGCGTAGCCCAAAGAATCATCGTAAGCGTGTAGCACTAGCCCCTCATCCTGCTTAATCTGATCCGTCGCTAGTTCTATCCACTTGCTTGATAACTCTTGCAATAGGGCTGGCGAGGATGCAGACGATTCCGATTCCCTTGAGGATGGGTTCGTCGATGGTGCTTGTGATTTCTTGCGGGAGAGTATTGATAACAGTTGCGAGAGCATTAGGAAAAGCCTCCAAGAATGTTAATAGTGTGCCTCCAATAATGGATAGTCTAACCGACCACCACTTCGACCAGTCGCGTGAATCGTCAACGAGCTTCATACAGATTGACCCCTAAAATAGGCGACTTTATCAACGACATAACAGAACTCAGGGTAGAGCAACTTGCCATCGCAGATAGTCAAAACAGCAAAACCCGACGCATGGTTTTTTGGTGAGTCTTCCCCATAGGACATGTGATCGCCATCGACCTCTGCTAGCGTTCCTGTGTCGATGCCAAACCGTGAGCCGCAATAGTCAGACCAGATCGTTGCTTGAAGCCTGTGCAGGTGACCCGTGACCATACTAATACCCGCTTTGACAGTATTGTTGTACGTGGCATGAATGCCGTTATGGTATCTGTGTTTTATCATCAGGTTGCCGTTAACCATCAAACTTAGTACGTGCTTCCATGCAGGAAAGTGGTCACGTAGAGCAAATCCTTGTACGCCCTCGTACTCAGGTGCGGCTGATGCTAGTCTTGCTTCATATCTGAGGTCATGGTTCCCGATCTGCCAGACACGTAAAGCGTTTCCAGCTACTTTGTCAATCTCATCCAAGCGTTCTGCAACTGCCTCTAGTTCTTCCTTAACGGTAGGTGGTCGGACTGCGTCCCACGCCGCTTTGGGATAATGAGAGATAGTAGCCCCGTCAAACACATCGCCGTTCATACACACAATTTCAGGCTGATGTTTTTTGATTAACTTAACAAAAGCCTTGTGGGCTGGGGATATTTCGTTTGGGTGATAGTGACAATCGGACGCTACAAATATTTTACCGTTGTATAACTTTGCATCAGCGCGAGCCATGTGGTGTCGATAGTAGAAACGCTCGTTCTTTGCACCTGTCGACGACTCTGAATGTAGTGCGATACCTAGCTTTTTTTCTATCCGAGTTCGGCGATTATAGATTGCTCTAACCGCCATCCCTGTTGCCTCAGCTAACCTTGCCGGACTTTGGTACTTATCCCATAGCTGGATAAATTGCTCGTCGGTCACTTTCATTCCTACCCCTTCAGGTCACCCAAAACATTTATTTTTTTATCATGCCTCGTGGGATACCGATTAGATTCGCACAGTCACCATCGAACCAAGTCTGTGCCAGAACTACGCCCTGCTTATTTTCGTCCATCAGGAAACCGAGTGACCAGCATGGGTCAAAGTCTGCTTTTGGTTTTGCTCCAAACTGCCATGCGTCAACGTGATAGGCATCCACCCATTCAATCAGCACCAGCTTGGGCGACTTCATTTAGTCCACCGTTCCCAAATGATTGTCGTAGCAACGCTAAAGGCGGCAAAGAAAGCCGCCACCTTTAGTATGCGTCCGCTAAATCTTGCTAGCCAGTCAAGTGCAATAAACGCACCTTTTGCGTTCTCAAATGCGGAGACAACCTCGGTAGTTTGAGCGTCAATCTTATCTACCTTTGACTCGACAGCCACCAGGCGATCATATATATCTTTGTGGCTAACTTCATCCATTGTCACACCCTAATGGGTTAGTAGGTTGATTTATAACATAAGGTTAGTTTAACTTCCGAGTAACCTTTGCTGGTTAGAGATCATTTCTGCTGTAGAAGCATTGGCTTGCACCATCTCGTTCCTAAAGCTCTCTACTGCTGCACCTGTCTGTCGCTGTTGCTGACTATTTTCAATCGTAAGGATAGGCATCCAAGCGATAGCACAACCCCACTCGTCTATCTCCGCACCCGTCTGTGGGTTATTGCCCCTTATCTGAGTAAACCAAGCGCAATCTGTTTGGCGGCAGGGTCTGAAGCTATCAAGCGGACATTGATTTTTAGATTCGATTTTCATAGTTACACAAACCAAGTTATGATAGAGTAGCGCGTGCCCTTGGTGACAGGCAAAACTTCGTGTGGGTACATAAAACTAGAGGGGAACATCAACGCGCATCCTTTTGGAACCTTAATTTTAAGTTCTTTGTCGAAAAAACCAAAATCCCCACCCTCATACTCATCATTTAACAGAAACGAGCAAGATACCGACCTTGATGCCCCTTTAAACGAGTCCGTATGTTGAATATAAAAATCTCCTTCTCCATACCTTAAAAGTTCATAACCTGAGTCTTCCTCGATCCGTGAAGCCGGAAACATCTCTGTATATCTTCCCACTGCAACAGCAGCACTACGGAAAAGGTAGGTGTCAATTTCTTTTCTAGAATTTGTGTTTTGGCTAATAACATCATCGCAAGAAATTGGAATAGTATTAACAGAACGTATTTTTTTATCTACGCTACCATCTTTAATAGATGCAGATCTCCATATTTTTGTGCTTTCATATTCTTCTATAATTCTGTCACATAAATCTAGAGGAATTATATTTTCAAATACCTGAATATAATTACTAAGTTTCATAATTAATCTTTCGTAGCTATAATAACGTCAACATACTGGACAGCAAGGCTTAGTGAGTGTGTGTGCGTTGCGCTACTGCCCACAGCTCCTGTTGTACCGCTAAACGTATGGTCATGGCCGCCGACGGCATTTATAGAGATCCCGGTGACTTTAGTACTCGTGTTATAAGAAGATCCTCCAGATATAGACGGGCCAGATACGCCTAATCCGGCATTGTAGTTGGCCCCGTATAGGTGATTATGTCCGGGGTCGGTAATGGTGTGTGTGTGCCCTCCAGCGCTAACAGTAGTCCCGCTGAAGCTGTGATTGTGGCTTGGTAACTGTGCCTCTGTAAGCGTAGTGGCACCAACTGAACTGCTACTAAATGCTGTCGTGAAAGCTACCGAACCACCAGATCCCGCTGTGCCAGATACAACACGCAAAGCCTTGTTATCGTGCGTGGTGTCTTTTGTCCATCCTGTAGGTGCTGTGGTCTGATTAAACAACAACTTAGTACCACTAGGAAAAGCATCGGCTAAGTTGCTTCCAACAGTTAACGTTCCGTTAACAACAAGATTGCCACCGATTGTGTGATTATCATCGTCTGTGCCAGTCAACTGATTTTTTAGCTGTGCCATCAACTCCCGTATGGCATTGTTTACGAGACCTGGTGCCATACCTTCGGCTAGGTTAATACCATCTATGTCTGTGTTGTTTACTGGGTTGCTGTCAAATTCTGAAATCTTAGTCTTGGCCATTATTGTTCCTTATCTTTCGTCCAACAAGCCGCCGCCCTGAGCGCCTACATTAGTGCCTGCACCCCGTGCTGGGTTTTGTAACGAGCTAACAATTTGATTGATTCTGCTGGTAAGCAATGCCATACCGCTCTGGTCTTGAATCGCATTACGTACCAACTGAGGGTCACTAGATACCAATATTTTAGCTATCCTTGTGCGCTCAGCGTCTGTTAGTTGGGTTCTGACAAGTCGATTCATAATCTTTTTAACAACCGATACACTGTCAACCACACTGCCACCTAACGCGCCCGATATTTCGCTAGGGTTATATTGCCTAATTGTCTTGCAATTTCTAACCCTGTCTCCGCTGTTGGGCTACCTGTACCAATTAAAACTTTGCTAGCCGCCTCTTGTGCATCAGACGCAATACTTAAAGACCTTAGCGCATCGTCTAATCTATCTTGAGGAATACCTCGTTTAACAATTTGCCTTCTTTGGTGTCTGGGTTGGTTAGGTTTCTAATCATACTTTGGCGTGAACCAGTGGCCGCTTTAGCTTCTAGCGCCTGCATTAAGCCTGCACGGAAAGCCTCTACAGCTTCCGGTGACTGCAAGCTAACAAAGTCGGCTAACTTCTCGTTGACATCACCTGTCAGCGCCTTTTGACCTGCCGTGTAAGCATCTCGATTGGCTCGCACTCCTGCGGCTTGCGCTCTAACGGTTGCTAATTCAGGCAATCTAGTATCAAGTGTTTGTCGCAATTCCTGCTCTACACCCTTAACAGCACCACCAGCACCGCCCATGCCTTTTGCGTAAAACCGGTTAGCGCGAGATGATATTGCTCTACGGATACTTTCAGCCTCCGCAACCGTTGGTGTGCGATCAAACGAAACAACCCCGTCTTCTCCTACTTGAAAGAAGGGTGATTTTCCTGTCTCAGCACGGTATTGGATTTCTTACCTTCTTTAGTCCGCACTTGGCACACGCACTAAAGCGTCCTGTAGCCCCTCCACAACTTCTTGTGGGGATTCTTGCCCAGTGAATCCTGAATAAGCCTGTCGCTCTGCTGCTACGGTTGCTTCTTCGCTAGCACGTCGTTGTGCCGCTTGACTAGCTGACCCACCACCGCCAAGAGAACCGCGCAACTCACCCATGGCCGCCTCTCTTGTGACAGCTGGACGGGACTACTAAACCCTGCTGGATAACAGTTGAAGCACTCCCCGCCCTGAGCACGTAATGCCCGAACCGCCGCTTGGATAGTCTTGTTTTCAGCCAATAAGCGTCCGTCAATAATATCTTGGGTTATCTCGTTTGCTGTTTTACCTGTTTGCCTTACTAATCGCTGGATTTCATTTTCCACAACAGTAGACCCACGGCTTCCTACTGCCCTGCGAGCTGTGTCTAGTAATTTGCTTGTAATGCCAGATAACGCTTTAGCTCCACCATAACCAACCGCACCGCCTGCCGCACCACCAATAGCACTAGCTGGAACGTTGCTTAAACGATCTGTAATCCCACCTTCACCAGTGCCCATGCCATATGCTGCACCCTCTAATGCGGCACGGGCACCAGCACGCAACAGTGATCCTTGCCCACCAGGAAACAACGCAGGAATAGCTGCGCCACCAACCTCGTAAGCAAGCGCCTCCATTGGTCTAGCTTTTTTATAATCCTCTAATCCGCCTCGGATG